GCTTAAGGAACTCCCACAAGATGGAACGTCCAGTCATAACCGGGTGGCGCAAGCCCTCCGGGAAATGACCAAAACGAAATCCACGGTGTGTTATGATCTTACGACCGCAACAGACCGGATACCAGCAACTCTTCAACGTGAGGTGTTATCTGTACCTCTAGGAGAAGATCTTGCGTATCACTGGTGGGCACTCTTGGTCGACCGTGAGGCCGACTTTGAGGGCCAGAGGGTGAGATATAGTGTAGGCCAACCCATGGGCTTCTTAAGCTCATGGGCCGCCATGGCACTTACTCACCATGTCATCATCCGATATGCAGCAATCCTGGAAGGCCGAAAGGGCTTCTCGGATTACCTTATTATCGGGGATGATATAGCCATTGGAGACCCAAAGGTGGGTCAGAGGTACAAGAGTGTAATGGAGGAGCTTGAAGTCCCGATTTCCTTAGGGAAATCGATCCTTCCTGGCTCCACAAGAAACTCAGGAGAGATTGCCAAACGACTATTTGTCGATGGCGAAGAAATCTCCCCTGTACCTCCGCGTGTTCTTTCTAATTCGACTCAATCCATAGCTGGATTGGTCGAGTTAGATCGAACACTGTGGGATCGCGGGTACTACGCCCGCTTTCCGCAGATCCCCCCAGCCTCGGCTAGAGATTCTCTGATGAACTCGCTCTTCTTCAAGAGCAGGGTTCGAAAGAGCCCCCTAGCGTCAATCTTCTTCCGCTGTCCTTTTAGGCATAGCGCGCCCCTTTCGGGGGTAACGAATGTCTGGGACGGTATGGACCTTCAATTTCTTGAAGATCGATACACACGATTCCTCACGGAACTCGTGTCCGAGAAGACGTCCACTTTAGCTACCACCTATTGGGTAGGTAGTTATGAAGTGGCGGATCGGCTGGAGTCAGAGCACAGTGAATCCCCACTTGTTAAGGCTGTCAGACTTGAATTCCTTCAAGAACTGGCAGACTTAGAAATGGAGCTAACACAACTCGACCCTTCTCAAGACGACTTTGCACGCCGTCTAAGAGAGGCCCAAGAGATGTTAGTAACCCATCCCACACCCGACGATCCAATCTGGTTCTCACCAGAAAGGGACCGCCGAGTGCGCAGAGTCACAATGATACTCATGAAGTTCCACAAGCTCGTCGTTACTGAGACTCAGGGGCTCATCAAGCCACTGACCTCCCAGGAGCGACGAGAGCTCTCTCACTCCCTGAAGGGTGAGGGGGAGCTAGGTCTTTCATAAGGTCCGTCTATCCTTAACCGGTAGGCAGGGCTGAGTGATCAACCCGTCCTGGGGTTAAAGGACGGTTACCAGTGCAAAACTGGTGCTCTTTGAAATTCGAGAGGTGGCCGGTTAAGG